GTATATTTAAAGTTCATCGCTTGGTCGCAAATGCTTTTATACCTAATCCGCAAAACCTACCACAAGTAAACCACATAGACGGTGATAAAACCAATAATTGCGTTACTAATCTTGAATGGGTTACTGATGGTGAAAACTTACTACACGCATATAGGGTTCTTGGTAGAAAGCAAAAGACTGGCAAAAACCACCATAATTCACGAGCTGTTCTACAATTAAAAGACGGCAAAATTATAAATTCATTTGATAGTTTGAATGAAGCGACACGCGCAACTGGTGCGCACCATTCGGGCATTTCAATGTGCTGTAATGGGAAAATAAAGAAGCACAAGGGCTATCAATGGAGATACAAAGAGGAGTGATTTCACTCCCCTTTCTTTATGCTTTGTTTCTGCATTTCAGCGTTTCTTTTTTCTTCTTGTTCTTCTTTTATCTCTGCGATTTCTTCTTCGATGCGGTCAATATTTCCAGCGAACATTACTCCATGTCGTTGCGACCATACACCACCCGATACAGCTTTTACAGCTACATTGACTTTATCTTCTAAATTGTCAAGGCGATACGGAACAACTTCTGTACTAATATCTATCGTTTCAGATGCTTTGTTAAATTCAGATGGATTTATAGAGCCTAAAGCAGAGACTATGAAGTTCACACGCCTTTGCAAGAACTCACCTATCACCTCGGCATGATTTTGAACTTGCAAATGTGTCGAAAGAAACACGTAATCGAAAGCCACTCCGGACAAGGCATTTCCAGCACCGCTCAACTTTTCAAAACTGATTTGTGGTGTATTCGTCATAGAATATGCTTTCTCAAAGAGGGTTTCTACCTCAAATTTTACGGTATCATTTGCTTGGTTCCACGTCAGATACTGGGCATCCGCACCTTCACCTGTAAGTTTGACCATTCTATCCTTAACCTTACCCATGAAACCCTCTACATCACCAATTAGCTTCAATAGTGGGAAGAAATGGTAGTCTATACAATCAGCATAATTGGATAATAGTTTCTCCAACCGGACCCGGAAGGTCTTTATCTTCTTGCAATAAGGTTCAGGACGATAAGCATAGAGAACCGGTAGTTTTGGGAATCCATGAGCAAAAGGCGTTCTTTCTTCATATCCTTTAGACAAATCCCATTGATAAACCATTTTGTCCGTGATAGTCATAAAGCAGATGACCTCCGAATCATCCATGAGCTTCTTTTTATACTCACGTGAGAAAGCAATCATTTTACCTTCATCGTTAAAGAACGGGTATAGCTTATCACCTTTGAATGGAGACCATAACACACTTTTCAGTTTCTTGGTGGGCTTTACCTTCCCCCCGAAGGAAGTCTTTATTTTCTTCCAGAACCTCGCCCAGAACGAATCATCATCAGTGGCATACCAATACTCGGCAACTTCCTGTTCGGAGAGCCAGGCACGGACAATCTTCTTGTTCTGATATTTGATTTTATTAGACTTGAATACAGCCTTTACCGCATCCAGCAGCTTCTTTTCATCATCATCAGTCGGAGTGCAATCCATAGACGGTTCTGTACCGACTGTGAAAGCTGTTTGAATGTTCACTATATCCTGTTCCAATGGAATGGAGATACGGTTCACCGGTTCAGTCTTATACTTTGCTTCGATTTCATAAGTCTTACCAGTTTTTTCATCGAAGTGTTTCTCAGCTTCTTTTTCAAGAACCTTTCTGTCCGGATACTTCTTTTTGTCAACCATAATTTCATGGCGTTCCGGATTCCAATCGTCCCAAAGTTTACAACAGTCGGGAAGTTCAGTCTTCCTACCTTTCTTCAGGTAGTTTATCTTCTGCCCGATATCGAGCAATGCTAATATTTCTTCTAAATTCAATGGCATAGCTTATATTTTTAGTGTGTGAATATTCCAGTTAAATCTTTCGGCTTCAAAATGCGTCCAAGCAAACAACCCAATACATAATATCTAATGGCATCCATCAAATGATTATATTCATCTACTGGCTCATTGATGTAGTTTCCATCCTTATCTTTATCCCAAACATATTTCCGAAGTTCAGTAATAATATTGTAAGAGCGTTCTGTTACAAAGAACTCCATGTCTTTAATCTTATCAATACCCGCTTTGATGGAGCCGGGAAACTTATCTACCGGATAGATATTCACGCCTCTGTTCTTTATCTCTTGAATCAATCGAGGGTCTTGCGAATCGGCAAAAACTTTCATAGAGAAAGGCTTTAACCTATTGGCAATAGCCGACGAAAGCATATCCGTTTCATAGAAAAGTTCATCAACATACAAACGGTTATCAATAATGCCACATCTTACAGCAGCGGAAGGATCATTAGTAAAGCCGAAGTCCTGCCCTATTCCTACCTTTTTGCATTCCTGCGGGAACTCTTTCACAATTCCCCACTTCTTGAACACAGCACCTTCTGCAACGTCAGCCCACCGGCCGATAACCACATGACCATACTTTTCAGGATTACTCACCTTTATATCCTCTACCTCTTTTAGAAACTCCGGTGAAAGATTCTCCAAATTATCAAAGTAAGTCGTATGAATGTGGAGCACATTCGGATGAGTGGAAATCTGAACCTGCACACCATCAATCTCTACCAGCTTGTGAGTTTTCTCAATGTATTTCTTGTAGATGAAGTGATTGGAATCGCACGGGTTCATAATGATGATAATCCGGTTCTGAATCCCTTTCTTACGGATGGAGAGCATTATCTTGTCGAACTCATCTTCGCTTGTCCACTCTTCCGCTTCATCGCAGACGAAAGTCGTAATGCCTTGAATGGATTTCAGTTTTGCTGTCTGGTTCCCGGAAGAAGTCTTGATGCCTCGGAACATTATACGGCTCTTAGTCATCTTATTGACTATATCCGTCTTTGTGGTCTTGAAATATTTCGTGGTTCCGTCCAAATCTATCTTCTCCATCATTTCGGGGATGATAGACATACCGGCAGAAACCATCGTGTAACGGGTGTAAAGAATCTGATGAACTATCTTCTCTACGG